TTTAAAGTAACAGCACCTGTTGTACCACCACCAGATAAACCTGTTCCAGCTACTACTGAACTAATGTCTCCTGGTAAAGGTGAACCATTACTTTGTAATGTACCAACTAAATTAATAGTATCTCCACTATCACCAATAGTTAAGGTAGTTCCTGATTGAGGTATTACTTTATCTACTTCTACTTTACTCATTATATTATTACCAATGTTCCTGTTACTGTAACAGTTTCTGTAAAAGTTACTGGACCTGCAAGGACTGCAGATTCAATTTGCATTTTTTTATCTAGCACTTCTGCGTGATGATAAATATTTTCTGATGCAGGTATATCACCTACATATACTGTTCCATTAATATCTGACATATTGTTTCCTATTATTATGTACTAATAGTATCTACTCTACTTAACCATGCATCTACACTTGATGCAGCACTAGCCACACCAAATAATATATCACCATTTTGTAAAACTATTTTAGCTCCACCTTGAATTAATTCAATTGAACTTGATGGTGGAATACTTAAAGTTTTTGCAATATATCTATCAGTTCCTGCTCCACCTTTATCAATATATATATCTACAGTTACTGAACTTGCTGTAATATTAGCTAATCTTAAACCAATAATTGCATCATTAGAATTTGCAGTTAATAAAGTAGTTTCAGAATTTGTGATTTGAGTACCTGTTGATTTAAAATCCTGTGCCATTTTTTATATTTTCTCCCTGTTGTTTATTATATAGGTAACTTCCTTATAAGTCAACACTAAAGTGCAATAGCCATTGCTACAGCAAATCCTGAAGTAGCTTTAGTATTTAACTGTGTTTGAATAGCTGAAGTTACTCCATCTAAATATTGAAACTCTGTATTAGAAACATTGCCATTAGCTATTTTTGTAGCATCTATAGCTGCTGCTGTTTTAATATCAGCATTAACTATATTAGTAATAGTATTATTATCTGAATCTATACTTTTGTTTATTAAAGTTTGTGTTCCAATTAAAGTTGCTACAGTATTATCAATTGCTATATCATTTGCATTAGCTGTAATACCTGTACCACCTACAACATCTAAAGTTACATCACCTGATGTTCCTCCACCTGTCATACCAGCACCTGCTACAACTGAAGTAATATCTCCAACTGGAACTGTTGCTACTTGTGTATCTACATATGCTTTAATAGATTGTTGTGAAGCAACTGATGTAGCAGAATTAGATGACATATTATCTTCATCTTTAAATGCTGTACCACTAATTGCTGTGTTAATAACTGGGCTTGTTAAAGTTGGAGATGATAAAGTTTTATTTGTAAGAATATCTGTAGATGTTCTTGCAACTAAAGTATCTGCTCCAGAAGGAATTGTAACTGTTCCACCATTTGTAATTGAAGCAATAGTTGGAGTAGTTAAAGTTTTATTTATTAAAGTTTGAGTATCTATTAATGTTGCAACTGTATTATCAATTGCAAAAGTCATAGTCTGTGCAGAGCCAGTAGTATTAATACCAGTTCCACCAGTTAATGTTAATGATTGTGAATCTAAATCAACTGCTTGAGAACCACCAGCATCACCAGAGAAATCTAAATCACTTGCTGTTACTTGTGCATCTACATAAGTCTTAATAGCTTTTGCACTAGCTAATGTATCATCACTTCCTGATACTGCATTTAAATCTATATCTACATCTGTAATAGAAGTAGCTGAACCAATTACTAAACCATCTAATGTAACTGTACCATCAAAGAAAGCATTTTTAAATTCTAAAGAAGATGTTCCTAAATCAATATCATTATCTGTTGTTGGTATAATTGCACCATCTTGTAATCTAAATTGTTCTGTTGATGTACCACTAACATCAATTGAAAATTCAATTAAGTCATTAGTGCTATCAATTAAAATTTTATTTAAAGGAGTTGTTAAACCAGGGTCTCCAATTAATCCTATAACTGGACCTTCTGCAGCAGTACCATCATGTTTGTGTCCTGTGGTATTACTAAATGCTGATAAAAGTTGATTGTATTCATTATTAAATAAAAGTGCTGTTATAGTATCACCATTATTTAATGAACTTTGTCTAGTATATCCTGCCATAATTTATCTTCTTCCTCCTGCTATAAACGAAACAAACATTCCATTTACTGAATATGGAGCATTAGTATCATTACTAAAAAATTTAAAGTTATTAGAAAAACCACTTCCATTTACTAAAACACTTTTACTTGGTAATGTAGCTGTACCAAATATTGATGTACCAAAAACTGCTGAACCAAATAAAGAAGGTGCAGATAATTGTCCAACATTAAAGTTACTAGGTTGAGGAACTTCAGAACTTTCAAAATCGTATTTAATAATTAAATTTAAATCGTTTTGTATTCCTTCAGGTTCAATATTAACCTTTACTTTATATAAACTTTTTCTTAAACCATTATCACCATAGTCCATATCTGGTGTTTGAAATTCTGCTACTACATTACTTCCATTGAAGCTACTACCAACATCATGTTGATAAACAAATCCTGATTCATCTGAATGAAAAATTACTTCTGTACCTGTACTATTTAAATTAGAAGTACAAAATTTTACAGGCATTCCTTTTGTTTGACTCCATTCAAAAGCAGGGATACCTTCAGAACTATATTTAAATGTTCCAATAATTCCTCTTTGCCCAGCATCAGCTTCACCTGTTCGATAATAAAATAATCTATACTGACTTCGTTCTCTAATTACAATACTAGATATTGTAAATGCAGCAAAATTATTTAATAATTCATTAACTAAAGGTAAAATTTTTCTACTGATAGAACCTAATTCAACATCATCAATTCTAGCTGTACCAGCAACTGTTCTTAATCCATCAGGTGCTAAGAAGATTAAATCTCCACCTATCTCCTGAATAGAGTTACCACTTACACAACCTATATTTTTAGTTACTGATTTAATTATAGGAGTAGAATCAAGGTTTGTCAACTCATATATACTATTTTTACAAAATATAATTAATGAATTTCTGAATACTTTAATGCCTGTTATTATATCTCCTACATCAATTGAACCAGCAGAAGCACCTTCAAAGTCATAAGGTTTTAATCTAGTACTATAAAATACTGTACTAGGACTAGCTGTTTTACCAGCTACAATAATTCGTTCAGCATATCTTTCTATTAATGAACATCCTACTGGAGCAGACCTTTCTAATTCTTGAAAATGATATTTACTATTATCATCTATAAAAAATTCAAAGATTTTGTTTGCTCCATCTACACCATAAATAGTACCATTTAAACCACCTGTAGATTCAAAATTTATAAATTTAACATTTGATTGACTAGTTCTATTGATAGTTGTTGCAGCAGCTAAACTAGATGCAGAAATACCACCTATAAAATAACTTAATCCATTTTGAGTATTTGCTGTATCAGCAACTCTATCTAATGTTAATACAGTATTACTAGTAATAGATAATACTTTATAAATTTTTCCATCTATTTTAATATCATCATTAAGATTAAAAGATGAAGTAAATGTTGTATTTGTTCCTGTAACTGTTGCTGAATTATTACTAATAGAAACTGTTCCTGGTCCTACTGTAAATGTATTTTTATTTATATGAACATAAGATGTTCCTGATAGACTAAAATATAAATCATCTGCTTGAGCAACTATTACTCCATCAGCATAATTAGTAATACCATGCATTGCATCTGTTGAAGTACCACTTGGAACAACAGCACTATTACCACCAAATTTTGTATAACCATTAACTCTTCTATATCCACCTGTAGTAGATGATTCAAAGTTTTGTAATTTAGTTGCAGCTCCTGGAGTTCTAAATAAAGCATGAGAACTTGAAATTAAATCCAAGCCACCTTGTACTGTAATTGAAGCTCCTTGAGTTGGCATAGTTTATCCTTAATATAAATATGTAAATCTAACATCTGACATATACTCTGGTTGAGGAGAGTTTAATTGGTCAGCCATACTTTTTAATCCTTTTTTATATTCATCTAAAGCTAATTGCGATTGTGCAATATTATCTTTAAATTGATAAATATAATATCTAGCTCTTGCTAGTAAAACTGGTTTGTATTGTTCTGGAAATAATACTTTATCTGTATCGTTAGTTAATGCAGTTGGTCTATTATAAGCAAAGAAATAAATTCTATAAACTTCATCTGGTATTGGAGATAATCCAAATCTTCTACCATCAGAACTTCTTATTACTCTTAAAGGTTTTCCATAAGTTTGTGAGTTAGCTTTATTAGCTTCTTCATTAGCAGCATAATTATTTCTCCAATCTGATAAAGTAGAAAAACCTAATTTATTAATTGAAAAAGGAGCAGTCTTTCCACTAACACCTTCTTCTGTTAAAGTAAAACCATCCCAGTTAACTGAATCATAATCTGTATCTATATCAGTTGAACCTGCTTTTAAAAGATACCATCTTGTACCTGCAACTGTTTCTACAAAAGTATTACCATAATATTCATTTTGAGGTGCTGCAGTATTTAACCAAGACCATTCATCTACTGAATCTACTATATCAAAGTAAGCTCTATTAACACAATTGGATACAAACTTTTGTACACCTAATGCTCCTGCTACTGTTGTTAATTCTGGTTCATTTATTTCAACCAGCAATTCATTTGTCATTGATAAGTAAGTTTTAGCCATTTAACAGTTCCATGCTCTTAGTGATTTATTAATTCTTGAATTAGGGTCTCTTGCAGTTTTTTTAGATGTAAGTTTTTTCTTCATACCTTTCATCCTTGCACAAAAACTTTTTCTTCTTTTATTGCCTACCACTTTACTTGGTGCTTTAAGATTTCTTTTCTTACCAGTTTTAGTTTTACCTTTATTGTAAGAAGCTCTACCTTTAGCATTAAGTCCACCAGATTTAGACTTACCCTCTTTACGAGTCCAAGCAGGTGAAGACATTATACCCATTATTATTTTTTCTTATTTTTATCTTTTTTAATTACTATAGTCATTACTCCACCATGACCTTTTTTATTTCGGTGTACTTTTCCACCATGTTTGTATTTACCTTTGTTTACTACTTTTCCACCAGGCATTGCTTTTTTCATTGGCATATTATTTCTCCTATAAAATGTATGCGATTATAATTATAATAGCTACAATAAGAACTTCTTTTTTATGATGTTCTTTGTAGTGATTAATTTTGTTTGTCCAATATTTATTTAACATAATTTTTTTTCTAAATTAAAAGGATGGGGATATTACTACCCCCACCCAATAGTGTATTAAAAATTAATCTATTTTATAGATAATTTTACCAACTACTTCTGGTCTTAATACTTTTCTTCCCCATACCATTAAACCTCTAACGATATCTGAGAATGTACCTGTGTCTCTAACAGTTTCTACTTTGTTCATTGCTGACGCAGCAGCAGTTGAACTCATATGACCGAATAAAGCTGCAGGTCTAGTTGCACTAGCGACAGTATTAGTTGGTAGGTTGTTTGATTTGTACATTTGGAAACCTCTAAGTAATCCAGATGCTACTAAACCATTTCTGATTGAACCTTGACCAGCATTAAAATCTACTGATAAAAGTTTAGATGCAGAGTTGGAAAGTTGATTGTACCATTCAGGTGCAGCAACGAACCATCTTCCATCTTCAGGTGCATTAGCTTCATCTAAATTTTTAGCAGCAAGTGCCATTTGATTTAGAGGGTCTATTTCACCTGTAGCAAATCCGATATCAATCGGAGCTGCAATTGTTCCCATACCAAGAGATGTTCCTGTGTTTTCAGTTAGTGCAGCAGAGATAGCTGCTAGGATGTTAGCATCCATTGCATCTCTTAAAGCATAAGCAGCATTGTCTGCAGCTATAGCTTGGAAGTTGACATGAGAGAATCTCTTCTCTAAGTCATCAATCTTAAATGAAAAAGATTTAGCTTGGTCTATAGTTAGAACAAGTTCTTGGTCACTTAAAGCAGTTGATACTACAGCCAGACCTCTTGTATAGTCTGCTACTGCGATTTGAGGCTCTTTGATAATGTTAACAGTATCACCGAAAGATGAGATTTCTCCCATGTAATCTGTGTTACATACTGCTTCTGCTACTGCAGCTTTTCTTAGAGCTATTTGTACTTTCTTTGAATAGATTTCAGGAATGAAAAAACCATTAGTTTGACCTGAAACACTAGTAAGAAAGTTAGTTGTTGAACTACCTTGGAATTTAGCCATTGTAGATACTCCTTTGTTTAGTTGTTGATAAAAATGAAAATAGAATTAGTCTATAATTCTACCTTCCCTTTGAGCTTTTAAAATATCTTTTTCATATTTCATAAACTCTTCATCTGATAATTTTTTTATATCAGACCTTTTGAAGAAAGGTTCGTTAGATTCAGGTACTTGAGTTTGTTCGTTAGTTTTAACCAACAAGTCTGCACCTTCATTCCTCGGTTGTTTCTTCGTAGTTTTTTTATCAAATCCAAGTCCTCGGTCCTTCTTATACAAGTCAATTGCTCGTGCAGCTAATGCTCCATTAGAGTTGTTTTCATATATCCAGTTTTTAATTTCCATTGGCTGAGTATCTGCCCAGTTATGAAAATCATCAGACTCTTTGATTTCCTCAAAGTCAGGATGATATTTTGAAAGTTCAAGTGCAGCTTCCTTTTGTTGTAAAGTAGTATTTGCTTTCTTTAAACCTTCTAACTCGTCTTGTAAAGTTTTAACTTCATTTTGCGATTGTAAGTGAGATACAGTTTCCACAACTCCATAAATATCAGGATAATCGTTTTTAAAAGCTTCAAGCTCTTCTTTCGATTTGGGTGGTTGGTAAACAGGTCTGTTCTCTTTAAGTTGAACTTTAAGGTCACTTTCCTTGCTGTTCCATTCACCTAACTTCCTATCATAATATCGTTTTAGGTCGTCATATCTTTTCTTATAATCAACTTTTGTATAAGGGTTAGCTTCTACATTTAATGCAGACTCTTGAACCTTATCCATTGTTGCATCAGTATTCTCAGCATTATCATCTGGGTTGCCATTGGCAGTAGCATTTGATAAACCTTGATTACTTTCAGGGTTTGGCACAAACAAACCTTCATCAGCAGAGGTTCTATCTTGTGGCATAGAATCATCTGTATGCCAAGATTTTTTTCTGTTGTAAGGGTTCGCTTCGGCTTCTTGTCTTCCTTCTTCGTTTTTGTTACTCATCGTGTCCTCCTTTAGGGCTTCTTAACTGAAGGTAGCTAAGGCAGGTGTTTTGTTTAAAACGAAACTACAAGGGCTTATAATAAAATTATTATAAGGTAGCTTGTCTATCCATAGAGTTACCTTTCTCTATAAATTTTTTTATACTATCTCTTCTTCTTCTTGAGATTGATTACCAGCATCATAAGATTCTTCTGCTTGTTTCATCATCTTTCTTAATTTGTCTACACCAATATTCTTAACTGCTTTTGCTGTAAATACAAATTCACCATCTGATAAAAGTGCTGGGATAGAGTCTGAAGTTCCTGTACCTGGTCCTTCTACTTCTCCATCATCTGTAAATTCTGTTGCTACTAATTTTGGAATAATAGCTTCTAGTTCTGGATGCATATCAATTGCTTCATCTAAAAGATTTTCTTCTTCATCTGATAAAGCTGAAGTATCAATAATAGCATCCATGCTTTCTAAATCTTCATCAGTAATATCTTCTTCATCATCCATAGGCATTTCATCATCCATACCCATTGGTTGTAATAAAGATTCTTCTTCAGTTTCTAATTCTTGCATAACTGGCATTTCATCTTCAGGCATTTCATCTTCTACAATATCACCTTCAGCATAAGCTTGATAATCTGGTCGTTGGTCATACTTACCTCTTTCAACTCCAACCATTCCACCTAGTGCCATTTGTTGTGCTTTAATATTTTTAGATGCTTTATATTCTTCTAATTGTTTTTCTTGGTCATCAGTTAAAGGTAAACCTGAATCTTGCATAGCTTCAAGTTGTTCCATTTTTCTCATCTCAACTAATTCTTTAGTTGATACATCTCCACTAGCAAACTTTTGTCTTTGCATTATTCCACCTTTAGCTTTTTTAATCACACCTTTACCTATTAAAATATCTTTCTGTGTTACTTCACCATCACCACTTAAATCTGGGAAAGCTTCACCACCTTTATTAAATCTTGTTCTTGTTTTATCCATTGCTCTAGAAGGTAATCCTCCTCTAGCTGAACGAGGAGTATTTACATCATAAGGTGTAATACCTTGTGCTTCTTCATCTTGCTTTGCAATATAAGGTGGCATTGACATTAATCCACCTGTTGCCATTTTCTTTGCTTTGATTTTTTTCATTTTACTCCTTGCTTAATTATAGCAATATTAATTATATTAGTCAACACTAATATTATTTTACTATATCTCTTACATTATTGGGCAGGTTCTTCAACTTGTCCAGTAAATTCCATCTCCCCTGGCATTGGTGAATTACCAGGTCCGATTGGGCTTTCGCCATTTCCAGGGTTGTTTGCTCCTGGAGTTTCTGGAGGTACTCCTCCATCACTACCCATTGCTCCGAGTTCACCAGGTATAGAAGCTTCTGGGCTAGTTCCTTTGTTAGCATTTTGTTGTCCTATTATTTTTGCGTAGATTTCTGCTTCGTCTTTAGTATTTAAAATTTCTGCTGGGTCTAAATCTAAAGAGTGAGCTAATTCTTTTATTACTTCTGACATTCTTACAAATGGAGCAATAGCAGGATTCTGTACAGTTTGTAAGAACATAGTTAGTCTTTGACTTCTAACTTCTTTCTTCATCAAACTAGAAGAACCTGTTGCTTTAATTTCTAAGTCGCCATGTATAGGTAAGTCACCTTCATAGAATTGCATATTCCATTGGAACAATGCTTCACCTAAAGGTTTAATTAATTGGTCATCAATATTCTTAATAACTGTTTTAATATTTAATGATGCTGCACCCATAAGCATTGACATACCAGATGCTGTTCTTGTCATAGATTGAACACCTGTTTGTCCATGTGAGTAAGATGGTATACCTGTAGATTCATCTGCTAGTTGTCTAAACTTATCAAACATTTGCATATTTTCATTTGCAGTATTTGGAAACTTTAAACCATAAATAGATTGTCCAGGTGAACCTGCTTGTCTTTTAAAAATCTTACCAGGAAATACTTCCATAGTTTGATTAGAAGCTAATGCTGATTCATCAATATCAAAAACTAAATTACCTGCTAATGCTAAATTATCAATTGCCATTCTTGCATGACCATTCATAATTTGTTGTGCATCATCCATGTTTTCTGGAACACCAATACCAAAAAATGCATATGGATTCTTTTCATATACAAAAGATTGATAAGGAGTTCTAAAAGGTTTAAATGGATTTTGAACAATTCTAATTACTTTATCTCTAATCATCCAAACATTAACTTGAACTTCTTCCATGTCATCAATAGATTCATCTAGTTCTAGACCTTCTTCTCTAGCACTCATTGCATCTATTGTTCCCCAGTATTCTATTACTTCAAATCTATTTGCTTCAATATCAGGGTATTGACTTTTTTCTAAATCTATATCTGTTTCCCAAGATTTCTTCTGATACTTAGCACCCATTCTTAAACAATCCATGATTGCTTTTTTATCAAAGAAAGGTCTGTTAGCTAAATCTAAAACTTGGTTTTTATTTAATCTATGTCTTTGAATTACAAATTCTGCTTCTTCCATATTTCTAGCATTAGGGTCTGGATAGAAATCCCATATACTAACAAATTCCATTTTAGGAACTTTAACAGTTTGAGGTGTATACTCTCTACCATTACCAGTATCAGTATATTTATGTAAAGTTTTATTGTAAGTAAAAGGTCCTTTAACAATTCCTGTTCCAAGTAGACAAGCTTCAAAGATTGCACTTCTTAATTCTATACTACCATTTGATTCTTCTATTTGGTCTAGGATTAATTTTTCTAATCTTCTAGCTGCAATTTGTGCAGGTTTAATCTGAGGCATCTCAGGAGTTGGAGCTGGTCCAGAAGTTAAATCTGCTTCTTCGTATTCTTTTTCTAAAGAACCTAAGTTAGCATCATTATTTAATGAACCGAAAGTTGCACCAGGAGCTAAATCATTTCCATCACCAGGAAAACCTAAACCACCATTTGATTCTTGCATCATAGGTTCACCAGGAGTATACTCCATATTACCTTCAATACCTGGAATAGGTTCTTCGTTTTCATTCATACCCATTTGTTCTTTTAATGGATTTAAATGAGCATACTCATCTATACCTTCAGGTACTCTAGTTTCTTGAATAGTTAATGGAAATTTATTTGCACCAAACAGTACATCAATCAATTGACCATATGCTGCTAGTACTTTTGTTTTAGTAACTTTAACAAAGACTCTAGATTTTTCATGGTCTCTGAAAGCTACATTTTTAAAATATCTTCCTCTATAATTATGAAAAGCTTGTAGCCATCTATCTTCATCATCTTCTCTAGTAGTTTCACATTGTTGAAACCTAGAATTAATTTGAGCAACAAGATTAGAAATTACTTCATCTTCTTTTGCTTCATCCATAGATGGATTTGTATCTTCTCTAATCTGGTCGTAGGTAGCCATATATAATTCCTTAAATTATTTGTGCAGTAATATAATAATACACTTATTTCTTTGACTTGTCAACTATTTTTTTAATTTCCACAATAACACTATTAGGAATAATTGTGCTGTTTCCAATCTCTTCAATCTTACCTGAGTCTTCTCCAGCCGAAGAATAGTCTCCAAAAATTCTAGTCACTCCTTTAGTTTGAGTTAATAAATGACCTTTAGTAACACAAATAGGTAACTTTGCTTTCTTACAACCTTCAATACTTTGCCATGAGCTGTCAGATAAAATATCAAGCCAGTATACAGAAACTAAAGGATACTTATCTATTTCTCTAGTAGCTTTAGTATTTATCTTAATTTTCTTTTTAACCATTCCCCTTCTTCTCCTCTTGTTGTTGTTTTAACTTATTAAATCCTTTCTTGCCTTTTCCATATGGATTAAACTCTCCTTTACCTTTTATATTATCATCTTTAGCCCAATCAGTAAATTGGTCTTTAATTCCACCAGCATCAGAATATTTACATATATTCATTTTAAATACTTGATGTATTTCTTTTTGTTTTAAATATTCTTGTAGTTCTTCATATGACATTACCTCATCATATTCTTCATTTGTTTTTTTATTCTTAAAAGTATATAAAGGCATATTAGTATCCAAAGGTTGGGTCTGATGGTGTCCATCGTTTTTTATTTGACATCTCTTCCCATACTGAGGTTGCTCTAGGTCTAGACATAACTAAATATCTTAGAGCATCGTAAGCATGGTCTGATGCTTTTGTATCTACATCCTCTGGTCTGCTAGGGTCAATAGGTATAGATTGTATTTCTCTAATTAGGTTTGGGCAAGATTTAAATATCTGAAGCTTGGGTCGACCTTTGTCGTTTAGTTTTAATCTTTCATGTATTTGTATCTTGCCTTGAATTCTGTTCTTGTCAGCCCTTCTAAGCTTATGTCCTGCCTTAGATAGTACTTCCCCTACAGTTGGACCAGTAGCACCTGTCCTTGCCCACGCAGCTCCATCTAACACACCACTTACAGATAGTCTATCCTCTTTCTCAAACTCAAAGATTCTTGTAGCTAAGTCTTCTCCTGTTAAACCTTTTTGATATAGTTCTCTATAAATAATTAATGTTTCATCTGTAGGGTCAACACAACCCCACACTACTGCAGATTCTGCTGCATAACCATAGTCAATTCCTTTTACTCTAACCCAATGCCTAGGTAAATCAAAAGGTTCAACTACATGATTATCATAATCAAACTCTGTGAATGCTGCACCTTCGGAAACATCCCAGTTACCTTCTAGTAATTGTTTTCTTTGTACAGCAGGTAATGATTGTAGCATCTGCTCGTACTTACCATCTTCAGATAGATAAGGGTTATCTTCTAATCTAGCTGGTATAAATTTTCTTGTTATTTTATCTTGTCCTGTAAAACTTTCATTTGGTGGAGCTGGGTCTAGATACCTTTTCTTAACCCAGTTTCCTCCAACTCCTCCAGGGTTTGCAGTACACCGAATGTAGCATTGTATTGCATTATTAGTTGTTCTCAATCGTGATTGCAAGTATTGGAGTGGGAACTCTGTTGGATACTGTGTTAACTCATCAATACCTATCCAGGTATATGATTGTCCTTGGTATCTATAAACATCAGCATCTCTATCAAGGTAACCAAACTCCAATGAAGCTCCTGAAGGGAATCTCCATATCTTTTCGACTTCTCTAAACTTAGCACCCTTAAAAGCTTTAGGGTACAACTCTCTAGACTTATCTATTAGTTCTCTTAATTCTGGCATTGACTTTCTTAACAGTAATGCTCTATGTTCTTTAATGTGCATAAATCGTAAGGGGTCTACTAACATAGCATACGATTTACCACCTCCAGCAGAACCACCATATAATACATCTTGTTCAGGTGCTGCTAGAAAATCTGTTTGAGGTCCTATGTTTGGTTTAAATACTATTCTTTCTTTTTCTTCTTCAATGAGTTTTTTAACAGGACTAGGTAAGGTATCAAGCCTGTCTTCTTCGATAACCAAACCTTTCTTCGTTTCTTTATTTGTTTCTGCATTTTGTACAACCTTTAGAGTTTCTTTTTTATCTCGAAGTCTTCTTGTCTTATTCTCCAAGTTCTTTTTTAATCTAGCTATTTCTTTCTCTCTAGCTTTAACTGCTTTTCTTGAAGCAAGTTTAGCTTTATGAGCCATGCTATAGTTATATTGTCTCTTTGGTTTCTCGTCAGTCATTCTTACTTAACAAACCTTTTAGTTGTATTACTGGCTCTGGTTTATCTTTGTCTATGATTTTCTTTAAACCCATAGCTGATAACTTCCTGCCTGTTTGATGTTCTAATATTTCAACTGCTCCTCGTAAACTAAAAGCACCTGCTTTAACACCATCTTTCATTTCTTTTAATGCTGATACTTCTTTATCAACAATCTCTAGTGTTTTATTATCTTCACCTAACTTATAACCAAAAGGAATAGTTGAACTATTTCTCTTCATCATCTATATCTATATCCTCTGCATTAGCATCTATTAATTTTTCTTTAGCAGGTATAATGAATATTCCTGATGCTGCTGAATGCGTTACATCAAGCTTATCTCGTTTTGCAATACCTACTCTATCCAACAATGTTTGAGCTGCTTGTAGTTTAGCATTAACTTGTGGTATAGGGTCATCACTTTCTAATATCTCCACCAGTTTCTGACTAGCTCTTGGAGCTGACTTTGCTAGAATCTTTGTGGCGACATCTACAATCTCATCCTTTAGGGAATCAACAACATTAGACTTTGAGCTGTCAGCATACCCTGCTTCTCGTAGAGCTAGGTTTATATCACCTTTAGCAACACCACCGAGGGCTGTTAGAAAGCTTTGTTGTTGGTCTGTTAGTTTTCTTTGTTTGTTTTCTGAATTGCTTGGTAGAAAGTTATTGTTCATGTATTCATTATAACAAGTTTACATCTAGTTGACAACATTTATTTTTATTTAGAGTTGACAAATGCAGAACACATAGTATAATATATATGTAGCCTCTCCAGAGGGTCAAGCATATAAGTCTATCTGGGGCAGTCCAGCAATATAGCAAG